TTTGCTTCACCAATTTTAGTTTTACCAGAACCAGTAGCATCTGCTAATTGAAGATCAATAGTGTTTCTAAATGTAGTGATACCAGAAACATTATTAACTGTAACACTATTACCCATTTGAAGAGCAAAAGATTCTCTATTAAACTCTTCTTGAGTTGTTCTGGGTTTTAATACATCTACAGTTGTACCAAAAGTCTTAAATTCATATCCTTTAATATATGCTGTTCCTGGTGATATCTTAACACATGCTAAATCATCATTAGGGGTATTTCCTTCTACAGTCGGTTCGTTAGCATAAAACAAACCATCATTACCCTTTCTATCATTTAAACTGTTTCTAACATTAACAAAGAATGGACTTACAGTATAATCCCCAGATTCATCATGTGTTCTTTTAGCAATATAATCCCTTATCATATTATATTGGGGATCTCTCTTTTCCCATGTTTCAATTCTACCTGCTCTGACTCTCATCAATTCGATGAAATCAGTATCATCTTTTTCTTCAGTTTCTTTCTTAGTAAGTACAAGTTCTATTTTTAATCTATCTGCACCTGGAGCAGCATAGTTGGAATATCCCTTTGCATTATCATATAATTTTGGATCTTCTTTAGCATTAACTGCCTTTTCTACTACTTGCAATCCAATCCTATAGAATGGAGCATTATGGTATTGTTCTAAAATTATTGTTTGTTGATTAACCCTTACAAAAGCACCTCTTACAAAATAAACACCATCTCCAATACTAGCAGAAGTACCAATTGTTGATGCATCTATAGAAATAGTTGAAGCAAATGATGACCCTTCACCTAAAGTGGTATTCCCATAAGTAACTTGTTCTTCTAATAATAGATTTTCAGAATTTTCAAAGTACTGGAAATCTCCACTTGGACCTGGACGCAAATACTTTATATAAAGAGTTGGATGATTTTCGGTAGAAGTTTCAGATGTGATATAATTAACTACTAATGCTGTTACATCAGATGTTTCTCCTTTAATTCTTTTACCAACAATATCTTGCAAATATACTTCAATATCTGTTCCTAAATGTGTAGGATCTAACTTAACACAAAAGTACTGCCCATCATAATGGCAAGCACCAGGAACTACAACAGACCCTTCTTTAAAAATATGACTACCAAACTGTTCAACCTGATTCTGCATGATTGACTGTAAATTAGTCAATTCACGAGCTTGGACAGGATATCCTGGCTTGAATAGAACTCTATGGTAATTGTCTGTCCTGTCAAAGTCGTCGTAATAAGGACTTATATTCAGGTTAGTCTGTTGTGGCATTTTTTTAGAATTCTAATACGATTTTAATGTCTTCTTTTTGTCTCAAGTTCCTTGTAATAGATGGTCTATTATCAAGGTAAATAATGTCTCCACTGCGTCTATTTATTTCAGGATCAGCAAGACCATTTGTAAACTGAACTCCAAGATCAACAACCTTACCTGCAGGTGTAGTTGTAGATATGCCACTAAAGGTTGTATCTACATTGACACTGAAAGCAGTACTAGTGACAGCATCACCAGTTGACTGGAAATTCAAGACAGGAGCTTGTGCGGAAACTTGCTTACTATCTGTTTGATCAAAAGTTGATTGGTTATAAGAAAGACTTCTATCTTGGAAGTACTTAATAACTCTAGTATCAATATCATAAGACGCAACATATCCTCTGGCAGTACCCACTCCAGAAATATTTTGCTCAATTTGTGTTCCTATCCCAAGTGCTTGGGAGGTGTTTCCTGTAAATTTAAATGCCTTTAAAGCAGAAAATTCAGAAGTCTGTAAATAATTTGTTCCTGCTACACCAATTGCGGTTGGATTTCTAACTAATCCAACTTGTGCAAATACAGTATCAGAAGCAAAATCATATGATGATGCATCAAAACGAGTATAAATTAGAACCTTATCAGTTCCAAGTTCTTTATACACATTAAACCCATGTCCACTTGAAGGTGGAATTATAGGTGTCAATTTGGCAAATTTAGTAGCAGAACCATTGATCGAAGAAAGATCAACACGAGCATAACTATAATCTTTACCACCACTAGTGACTTGTGCAGAAATAATTTGACCTTGGGTATTGGTCAATACTCTACATTTTCCACCAGTACCATCTCCAACAATGTCAACTTCAATAGGACTAGATAAGAAATTATATCCAGTTCCAGCCTCATCAATAGATACTACTTTAATTTGGTTATTATTTGATTGTGAATCACCATTGTCTCTAACAACTTTAATGTCAGACTCAGTGGATGACTCCCACTCATTAGGAACCGCAATATACTCAGTAGAGTCAAATTTTACGATATCCGCAGGAGGAACTGTAAACAGATACTTCCATAGATATCCATCACCACTAACACCAGCAGTAGCTGGTTCAAGATCAGTAAAACTTGGTTCGTCTAAAGATGCACTAGCAATAGTTGAAATACCAGCAGCACCATTATTAATACAAATATAAACTCTATAGTCTCTATTCATCACATAATAGTTGGATGAATATAATCTACTAGAGTTAGAAACTAAAGAGCGATTGTTAGTACTATAGTCATGTCGGTACATATCATATGATGTACCTTTAGTCCAAGTAATTTTTCTAACCAATCTTCTTACATCACCAGGAAAGATCTTCCTTCCAAATAACATAGTATCATACACATGGTTATTGTAATTGATACTATCAATGGGTGAAGGTGGTTCAACAGTAGTGCTGTTCCAAGTGTCAGTTCTACCAAATCCAGAAATGGTTGGATTGGCCAATCCCAAAAACGAGTAGTATGAATTATTACCGCTAGTAATATCATCCATGAAATTATTAGCGTTTATGATCCTAAATTGATCTGTTATAATTGCTGACATTACTATCGTTTAATGAGAGTGCAAACTTTTTTTGTATTTATAAGGTTTTTCCAAGTGCTCCTGTGTACCTAAGACCAGTATTGATCCTCTTAGCGATTGGATAATTGTCCAAATCAGGATTATACTGAAGTCCTTTAGTGCTAAAAGTAATCGGACGGGCTTGATCTCTTTGGGTATTAGAGAATTTACCCCATGTAATCAATGCAGTAGGATTTGCAGTTGATCCAACACCAACTAATCCTGTAATATCAGTTCCAGAATGGATGTTACATGTGATAACACCTGTTCTAGCACTTCCATCCCATGATAATGCATGAGCATAGTATATATTATCAAGTTCAAATGTACTAATACCGATAGGATCGGAATCATGTGCATCAACACTTGTTATCACACCTGCTGCAGGTGTTATTCCTGTATTATAAAGTTTGAATGGATATCCAGTTGAGAATCCAGTCACATAAGATGAATTTTCGGAATTAACTAAGTTGTTAGTATCCAATTGAATAACAAGTCCAAGATCAGTACCAATACCAGCAGAAGTAGTAATACCAGTAACAACACCAATGTATCCTTGAACATCTTCATCCAAAGGATCTACATCATTCCAAATCTCCCAGTTAACACCTGCTTGTGCAGTTGTACCAATACCAACACCGTAAATATAAAGTCCAAATGGATCATTCAATAATCCATCAAGATCTCTGAAGTTTTCGGTATGATCAACAAATACGAAAGTATCAGTAGCAGCAACTCCTGCAATAATATTTACTGTCGGAACAATCTGTGCTTCAAGAGAATCTCTTGCTTTAGACACTATTGCTCCACCAAATACTCTATCAACTTTTTGCTTATTCCACCTAAGTGGTTTATAGTTGTCATTATTAACACCAGCACCTTGATAGAATGGTGTTTCTACAACAGATGCTGTAGTCACATTAACAACTATTCTTGGTTCTTGTTGTGCAAAATTGGTGTTATCCTTAGGAACCCTATTCAATTCTATTTCAGAACTCTTGAATAGTTCTAAATCATCACCAACCTTAATTAATTCATTAACATCAAATAAAGCACTATCAGTTCCAACTGTTCCTCTATAGAAGAAGATAAACACATCGTCATTTACAGTAGGAGGTGTTTCAAAGGAAACTGATGTTCCACCATTAAATGTATAGTGCTTATTAGGTTCTTGAAGAACACCATTGACAAATATTAGAAGAACTGGTGCTAAATCAATTTGTCTAGAATCAATATCATTATTATCAATTTCAAAACTTATTAGTTGCTCTTGATAATAGAGTGGATATCTTGTTCTAGCACCATCTTGATATGCCTTGATATTATCAATATAATCAATATTACCAAACTGCCATGATGCGATATCATCACTAAAGATATCAAGTACTTCAATTTCAAATGGTTCAAAGTCATCACCAGCATCAGGATCAGTTGATAATCCAACAAGATTAAACTTATCTCCTATCTTAAATCCATATCCAAGTTTTGAGAAATTCCATCTTTGAACTTCAAATAGTTTAAATTCTGGAGATGTTGATAGTCCAATGAAACTAGTGCTTACTCCTATGATATCAACTGTTATTGAACAACCAACACCAGTAGTTGTAGTATTGCCAAGTCCTTCTCTGTAACTACCTTGAATACTTAGATACTCACCATTTGGTTGTGGTGCTTTAATAGTAGCATTTTCAGTAAATCCAGTACCACCATTAGATACATTAAAGATTAGGGATCCACCAGCACCAACAATTGCGGTAATGGTTTCCCCACTTCCTACAGTATCATGAGCACAGATAGAATCAATTGTTCCAAGAGTTGTCTTATACCCAGAACCAAATGTCAAATTATGCCAAGGAGCAACAGTACCACCACTGTGATAAGAGTGGTGAATAGTACTAATACCAGCGTTAATCTTAAATGTTCTAGTTGAAACAATACCAGTTATATCTAATGTCTGATCATAATCAGGGTAAATGTTAGTTGTTAAACCAACTCTTACTGTACCACCACCTGTATAAGGATGTGCTAGTGTAGATACACCAACGAATGTTGTAAAGGATGTAGTAGTTCCTACAGACCTTACAGTGTAATAGTAACCTTGAAC